CTTATATTTTTTAATATAATTGTGCTACTATTTGATGAAATAGCTTCACCACCGCCATTTGCAATTTGATTGTTATAGTTTGATTTTATATCAATTACTTCACCAGACGTATATGAATTACCAGAGACATAATTAATATTAAATTGAATAAGCTTATTAGTATTGGCAATCCAATCTTCATTTCTTATTGTATAAGATATAATTGTATTGCCTACAGCAAAGTTTGGTGTATAATATTTTCTAAGGCTATATGGTAAATTGTTATCATAAAAAGACTTAGTTATTTCTAAGTCTAAATCTGCCCAATTTAATTGATAATATTTTATTCTTTTAACTGCATTTTCATAACTACCATATTTGTTTTGTATCATCTTTGAGAAATCATCTTCACTAAGATACCAACCATAATACGGATCTACTATTTCATTTTGAAGATAGATTAACCAATCATACGTTGGATCATCATAATAATATTCTGATACTTGATCAGATCTTAGATTATTTTGAATCTCATATGAATAAAATATATTAGGTTTTCTTAATATACTATCATCGATCTTTACTTTTCTAGTAATATCTAAACAAGTAACATTATTATAAACTGTTTTAGGAAATTTAGAAAAATAATTTTCCATGTTTTTTTATCCGATAACCGTTTCGAAACCAGTAAAATTGCCCATAATATCAACTGCTGGCATAGTCTTTGGGTTTACTGGTGTTGATTGTTGTTTATTGACCAATGAAAGATCTAACTTTTCATTATGCCATGTGTAGAAAGTAAACGTTACTGGAACTCTTATAATACCGTTTGTATCATTCCAACTCAAAGGAATGTCTGCAACAAATATTGGAAAAGCTTCTGTCATAACATATGTTGCTACTGTATTTCCAGCATCATCCATGAGATGGATTCTTACTTCTGTAGAATAATTGTCTTTGTATTCTAATTCAAATAAGTTTAAACCTGTAATTTTATTAGAACTTTCTCCAGATACACCAGATCTATAATCATAGTTATTAATACTGTTTAACCAGTACTGGAAGAAATCATAATTTCTTCTCTTATTATCAAATAAGAAAGTTAATGTAATATCTGTAAATGTGGCAGCAAATGGTCTTTTTTCTATACTACCATAGCCGTATCTTCTATATTCATGTGTGTTAAGGGCTACACCAGGAACATGCGCAGCTTCACAAAAGTATTCTAAATACTTCTGCGTTGAATTTAACTTATTAAAAAGAGTTGGATTTTTTACCTGTAAATTTATTGAAGTTCCATCAACAGAATTCATAATCTTAGGGATGCCGATCTCAACTTTGAAACGATTTGTTCTGGTTAAACCACCAGCTTCATTTATTCTTGATTGAAATTCTGATATGTTAAATGCCATTAGATTTTACTCATTGAGTCTGCCCAAACTTTATCTTTTGACTTACCAACAAATCTCTCTGTTGGAAGCATTATTGCTTTGTCCCAATCATCAGGACTTACATATTGAAAGTTTGATACAACGTGACTAAACAAATATCGCTTTATGCATGGTTTAAATTCGTTAAATCTTCCTACACTATTTAACAATTCATAATTTATTCTTAGCTTGGTTGTATTATCATATTTGTTATTATTTATAGTAGAATACAGGGAGTCCATTAATTTGGCTCTAGTATACGGCGGTATGTAGTGAAGATTAATACCTAAGAATCCGTCTTTATAAAAATTAATAGGGAATATTAATGGGAATCTATCATAGTATGGAAGAGATGATTTAGTCTTAGGATCATAAAAAAACATAAACATCTGGCCTATAGATGCTGGACTCATCTGTGGACTATCAAATGCTGATTGCATTAATTTTGTGGTGTTAACACTCTTAACATTACTAGCTTCTTTTCTAAACCACTCGCGAGCGTCTGCAATATCCTTTTGGGATATGTTTGCTTTGCCGGCTTTTTTTGTTAGATTTTGAAAAATGTATGCCATCAGTATTTTATGTTCAACTCTTTTTCTGTTAAAATAAGAAACTGCCAATCACGATTCTTACAAAATTCTTTTGCAGCTTTCCACTTAGAACTATTTATTCCCCAAGTCATGACCTCATTAATATAACGTTTTGTCTTCTTATTCTGTTTTTGCGGTTCAATTGTTTGCTTAAGAGGTTTAATCTCTATAACTAAAGTTTGTAATTTTCCATCTTTATCTTTTTTCTTTATATAAAAATCTGGAAAATAACGGTGTATCTTACCATCTATAGGTGACCTATATGGTATAAAGAATTCCTCACTTCCCCATTCTAATATATCTGGATGTGAATCTACATAAAGCATGAATTTGAGTTCCCAACCAGATCTATAAATAATATTAGTTGGGTCACCTTTATATTTTTGAGGATTTTTAGGTTTGAAGTAGCCCTGATGTAACATAATACTATTTATAGGAAAAACAATGGCTCTAGTACCAGCAAATGACAGGTCAGGTTTATCCGGCGCTCCGGTTGTTTCAGCAACACAGCAAGCTCAGATATCACCATTGGCATCAGGTTCCAGTCCTGCAGCTATTATACAAAATGCAGTTAATGCAAAGACTGTATTAAAGAGATACAACTTTTTACAGAGTCAACCAAAATATTTTATGAATATCGGTGTGCAAGAATATGTAAGACTAACACCTATGGAAGTAGCTAAAGGCAACTCTCTCGCTAATATTGTTTTACCTATTCCAGCTTCTTTGAATGATGTACAGCACGTTGAATATTCACCTACTGAATTGGGTCTTGGAACTGCAGCAGCTTCTGCTGGTGTTTTAGGTGCTAAAAATGCAGCACAAGGTCAAGGAGCTGCAGGCAGTAACATGGCAACTGCACTTGGTGGTGCAGCAGGTTCTATTGCTGGTTTATTGGGCGGTGCAGCATCAAAACTAACAGGTGGAAATGTTGAAGCAGCTGCTTCTATGATTACTGGTTTAACTGCAAATCAATTCTTAGTCCTGTTATTAAAAGGACCAACATATAAAAAGCATGAATTCTCATGGAAACTTGCACCTAAAAATGCTAGAGAATCTTTTATTATTAAAGAAGCTGTAGCAAATATAAACAACTGGATGGCGCCGGGAATTATTACAGGTGGAGCATACTTTACTTTTCCTGCCGTATTTAACTTGTCGTTTTCCCATCCAGATTATCTTTATAGATTTAAACCAGCTGTATGCACAGACTGCTCTATAAATTATAATGGTTCAGGTGTTCCTGCGTTTTATAAAGATGGTGCACCAGAAAGTATTACTTTAAAGATGAGTTTCTGGGAATTAGAATACTGGCTTAAAGGAAATTTTGTTGGACCTCCTGGTTCAGACACTTCATTGGAATACTTAAAATACACCACATTTGGTGGAAAAAAGTTGAATGATATAAGCATTCCTTCTATATAATTTTGTAACATACTTAATGGAGTTTTTTAATGTTACCTAAGATTTCACATCCTACATTTGATGCGACTGTACCTTCTACAAAAAAGAAGATTAGATTAAGACCGATGCTTGTCAAAGAAGAAAAGATTCTTCTTATGGCAAAAACCAGTAAAGATGATACAGATATCTTTACTGCAATTAAGCAGGTAGTTAATAACTGTATTATTACTCCTAACATCGATGTAGATGAGTTTACTATATTTGATCTTGAATATTTGTTTATTAAATTAAGATCTGCTTCAGTCAGTAATTTGGCAAAGGTATCATACGTTGACAAAGAAGACGAAAAAGTATATGAGTTTCGAGTTGACCTGAATAAAGTTGAAGTTGAATTCCCAGAAGATATTAAGAACGCTATCAAGATAACTGATGATATCATTATTAGTATGAAGTATCCATCAGCAAAGCTTTTTGAGAATAAAGAATTTTTGTCAATAGATAATCAAGAAGAATACATAGACTTTCTACTGTTCTCTTGCGTAGATAAGATCTATCAGGGTGACACGGTACTTGAACTTAAAAGCTTTACTAGAGAACAGTTAAATGAATTTATTGATAATCTGTCAATTAGTTCATTTGATAATATCAAAAACTTCTTTAATAAGATGCCGTTTATTAAGTATGAATTATCTTATACAAACTCGTTAGGTAATGAAAGGAAGATATTATTATCTAACTTAAATGATTTTTTTATGTTGCGCTGAGCCATAATACTCTAGAGAACTATTAT